TGACGAGTTCGGCTACTTCTTCGGCATTGACGGTGCCGGGTACGACTTCTATGAGGAACACTGGATGCCGCTGTACAAAGCTCGCGGCCTGCACTGGCATGACCCGCAGGCCGAGGAAGACTACCAGATGCACGTTGTCAAAGGCTACACCAAGCGCCAGCTCGGCAGCAAGGAAGTCTGGTGCGACAAGAACGGCGTTGCCGTGAAGGAGGTCGGTTTCAGTGTTTAAGATTCGTGGGAAGTACCCCGGCCAGCCGTGGGAGGACATCGACGAGTTCGACACCCGGCCCGAAGCTCTGAAGATGCTTGCCGAGTACCGCATGGCCTATGGGCCGGGATGGCGGTTCACCATCAAAAAGGCGGTGGCAAAATGAGCAGATATGAGCAGCTTTCCATGTTCACCATGAACGTGGAGCAGGTAACCGCCACCTGCTGTATGGATGGATGCCCGGCACGGGCCAGTCCGGTGGAGCCGTGGATGGCGGCGCTCATCCCAGCCGGAGAATATGTGGTGCAGATTGCTGGGCATCCGCTGGTTCTGCGGCCCATGCCCGGCAGACAGGCCGACATCCAGCGTGGGCATGAATACTACCACTACATGATCGGCGGGCGGCTTTATGCCGGCACATTCGTTGGGAGGGATTCTGGATGATGGACAAGATCGTGGTCACAGCGGCGGACATCGAAAAGCTCCTTGCATGGCGGGATGAGCACAACGATCTGGTTCGTTCGATGCCGGTTCCCCTGCGAGAAGTGGAAATCCAGATTGTCGAGAGCGGCATCTCCATCAAGTGCTTCCGCTCTGACAAGAAGCTGAAGCTCTACCTCGACAGCCCGGCCCGGAAGCTCGGCCATGTTGTCTTTGCTCCGCTGGGCAACGGCCTGTGGAAGAAGAAAGTGAGTACGCTCCCTGCGGACTGCAACCCCGCCGAAACCGAACAGGGCGCTTTGACCGTGTATGGCTCCCTGATGGCGCTGATGACGTATGGAGCGGGCAGCATCCGTGGTGGCGTGGCTACCACAACCTCGAAGGCTCCTGCTGAACGTAAAAGCTCCACAAAGCCGAATACGGCAAGCACCACATACATCATTCACTCGGCCGGAAAACAGCTTACAGTGGTTCCCAGAGGCCACCATGCAAGCCCGGCCTGCTCCTTTACCGTAAGAGGCCACTTCCGCCACTACAAGAGCGGAAAGACGGTCTGGATTGCAGAGTACAGCAAGGGGACTGGCCGCAGCCGGGGAAAGACCTACAAGATTGGAGGTGATCTGGATGACCGAGAAGTCCGAATGGCAGTTCCTCGTTGATTACGTCAAGGATGACACGACAGACTTTCGCAACGCCGTCTGTCGCAGTCAGCTCATGGCCCTGTGGACTGCGTACTGTATGCACAACGACCTGTGCGTTGATACGAAGATGTACGATGCAACGCTTTTTGATTTGTGGCTTGCCGTTTCACTTGAGCGGCGGCGTGCCTTGCGCATCTTCCGCTTCAGTGAGTTCGATAATTGGATGAGCCAGTGGCTCGTATAAGAATGGAGGAGAGATAAATGGAAATGACCAATGAACGTGCAGCCGAAATCCTCAACCCTACCCACTATGAGGACTACGACAGCCTCGAAACCGTGCAGGAAGCCTGCCGGATGGGTATGGTGGCCCTGAAGATGCAGATTCCTGAAGTGCCGCTGGCTCCCGGCGCTATTTTTGACTTCACCTGCCCGCATTGCGGGAGCAGGGACTATCTGAGGAACGAGGACGGCAACCGCAACAAGTTCTGCGGCCAATGCGGAAAAGCGCTGGACTGGGGTAGCATTGTTGAAGGAGGAAAAGCATGAGTAAGGAACTGATGCTGTTCTACAACGCAGACGGCAAATGGGCCGTCTGCGATGACACCTTCGACATCACCATCCATTGCGAGTCCCAGAAAGAGCAGGACGAAGCGATGGCGATGCTGCGCAAGGCTAACTCCAGCGCAGGAGAGGTAATGAGTCCCGAGAACATGGCTCATTCCTTGATGGCCCTCTGCAAGGCTCACTCTGATGCCGGGAATGGCTGTCCGGGCTGTCCCTTTGACAAGCCGACCAGCAACAATGGCGATGGTGAGTGCCGTCTTGGCGTTCCTGACAGTTGGGACTTTTGAGGAGGGGACAATATGAGCAAACAACGCCTTATAAACGCAATCCCCGTTGAGGAGGAGATGCGAGAATTCGCCCGGCGCGTTGGGTACGAAGCAACCAACGAATGTGAATCCACTGCTGAATACTGCGCCGATATGGTGAGCGAAGCGCCTACTGTTGAGCCGAGTAACCGGTGGGTAAGAACTGCGGACAGAATGCCTGATATTCCGGGCAATGAAAAATCATGGGCTCATGTATCTGTAATAGCAGCTGAAAGGGGCAGCAAGAAATCCAGCCCGATGATTTATGAACGTGCTGTTATTCGGGGTAAAACGGTCTACCGCTGGAAATATGTCTGGGACCGAATTTACGATGGTAATGGCATTTTTGCATGGATGCCGTTGCCTGAGCCGCCAAAGGAGGAGAACAATGCCTGAAATCAAGATTTTCGATGCCCTGCCTGAAGAAGAAATCCTCGCCCAGATGGCGGAGGAATGCGTGGAAGCGTCCAAGGCGGCTCTGAAGCTCCGCCGGGTGCGCAGCGGTGTAAATCCCACGCCGGTATCTGAGAAGGACGCCTTCGAGAATCTGGTCGAAGAGTTGGCCGACATCTACCTTTGCAGCATCGTCTTCTTCGGCGGTGAGCTGGATGACAACGACCCCTGCAATATGTGTGATGCGGTCGGCGACCGGATGGTCGAGATCATGGAGCAGAAGCTCGCACGTTGGAAGTACCGCTTGATGAAGAAGGAGGATGTCGATGTCCCTGAAGAATAAAGCAGTCCTCATCAGCATTCGGCCTGAGTGGTGCAAAAAAATCATCACAAAGGAAAAGACGGTAGAAATCCGTAAGACGATGCCATCTGTAATATCAGAGCCCTTCAAGTGCTACATCTATTGCACAAATGGTGCGCCTCTTTTCTACTGGAAAGCCGCAAACCGTATTCGTTTCGATTTGAGGCCGCACGATTCGCTCGACTGTAAAGCAAATGGGATGGTTGTAGGCGAGTTTACTTGCAACGGTATAGACTTTATCCAGCGGATGGGAATCGACAACAATTTTGATTATTGCTACCTGTCCCTCAATGAGTTTGGAAATGATGATATTGCCGTTGAGATAACGGATGTAAAAAAATCCTGCATTCGCAGAGCGGACCTGAGCAAATATGCCGGAAAGGCTCCGTTCTTATATGCCTGGCATATCTCCGACCTCAAAATATACGATGAGCCCCGAAGTCTGAACGAGTTCTGCCGTTTTGATTTTCAAAGCATGAACGGAACCGATGTCTGTGGGAATGAGAGCTGCGAGCATTATCAGCCGTCTGGAAGCTATATGCTCCCGCCGACCTGTGCAGTCAATGGCTGCTATTTGAGTAAGCCGCCCCAGAGCTGGTGCTATGTTGCTGAGAATGAGGAGAATGTATGATGTGGGCTAATATGTCTGATGCAGCCAAGTGGCTGGCTGTTGGAGCTGCGATTGTCGCAGCCGTTATCGTAACCGGGCAGACATACCCGCTGCTTTTCTTACTGATTCCTATTCTCTACTGAAGGAGGGTGCAAACGTGGATGTAAAAGCATGGGTCTTTTTAGAACTGTGTTCTGTCTTTCTGCAACTGGTTTTCTTCATCCCTTTCTATCTGATTTGGCGGAAAGATTGCAAGGAGATTGGAAAAGAGAATCTTGCCGTTTCCTTGAAAGATAGATTCATAGCGTGGTGCTTATGGTTTCCGTTTTGGCTTTTTCCGATTTTGATTCTTGATAGCTGATAGGTACAAACGATGGACATAAAGAATAGTGAACACTACAATGACCCCACACCGCACTCAGCGTGGAAGAACATCTGCAAGGAGGAACAGGCTGAAGCCGCCCGGATGAAAGCAATCGGTGCTCTGGTATCGGTCATAAAGCAGATGGCAGACCTTGCCGGGTATGAGGTAGTTGGCCGTATCGTCTTCATGGACAAGGACAGCGGGAGGATTTACAGA